TCACTGCTGACACCAAGAGATCGTCTGATTCATGTTGATATTGGCGGACCAAAGAAGGTTGGGCGACCATACGGCGGCACTGCCAGCAAGAGCGGAAAAGGCAACAAGGTCCGGCGAAGTGCAGCACCAGCTGGTGCATTGTTATGGGGCTCAGAATATGGTTCTCATTCAGGCGTTGATAGAGCTGGTCGTCGATACACAAATCGATTCAAAGCTCCGCAAAACAAATCCGGATATTGGCTTAATGATGCTGTTGATTATTACACTCCAGTAGTTGCTAAAGAGTATATTCAGATTGTCCAAGGAATCATTAATGATTTGAGGCTCAACTAATGGCTGGTATTCCAAAAGTAAAAATTACCTTTGACGCTGACTTTGATGAATTAAAAAAAGGCATTAAAGGTGGCCAAGCTGAAATTGAAACATTTGGCTCAAGAGTAGGCGAATTTGGAAAAAAAGCAGCTGCGGCATTTGCTGTCGCCGGTGTGGCAGCTGCCGCATACGCTGGAAAGTTGTTGATTGATGGCGTTAAATCAGCTATTGAGGATGAGGCAGCTCAGGCAAAACTCGCCATCACTTTGAAAAATGTTGCTGGTGCAACTGATGCAACAGTGGCCGCAACTGAGGCGTATATTCTCAAAACATCTTTAGCAACAGGCATGACGGACAATGATCTTCGTCCATCGCTGGAGAGACTTGCGCGAAGCACTGGAGATTTACAAAAGGCGCAGCAACTTCAAACTTTAGCTTTAGACATTGCAGCCGGTTCAGGCAAATCTCTTGAAGCTGTATCAAACGCTCTTGGCAAAGCCTATGAAGGCAATTCTGGGGCACTTGCTAAATTGGGCGTTGGATTATCGGCTGCAGAATTAAAAACAATGTCAATGGATCAAGTAACAAAAGCTCTGTCAAATACATTTGGCGGTCAAGCAGCAACGGCAGCAGATTCATTTCAGGGCAAAATGGCACGACTCACAGTGGCATTTGATGAAGGCAAAGAGACAGTCGGTTCATTCGTATTAGATGCAATCACTCCGCTTGTTACGACAATTGTCGAAGATGTAATTCCTAAACTCTCAGAATTAGCCACAAACATTGGCGAAACTTTAGGCCCAGCATTTTCTAATCTTGTCACATTTTTCAAAGACAATTTAATTCCAATCTTCAAAGAATGGTGGTCTTTCTTAACCGATATAATTATTCCAGCCATTGTTTCAGTAGTTAAACCAGCATTTGAAGGCTTGCAAATTGCTTTTAGCCTGGTATCAAAGGCAATCAAAGACAATGAGGACAAGCTTGTTCCATTCTTTGTTTTAATCAAGCAAGTCTATGCATTTGTTCTTAATTTCTTAGCACCGGTTTTTGGCACAATTCTCAAAACTGCTTTCATTGTTATTGGTGAGTTGATTTCTGGACTCATTACTGGATTTGGTCTTGTTGCTGACGTCATCACAACAGTCATTGATGCGATAAAGGCTTTGATAAACATAGTCAGAAACAATCCATTGGTCAGAGGTATTAGCAATCTCATTGAAAATACATTTGGTGGAGGTCGCGCACTTGGCGGCTCAGTCATCGGTGGCACGTCATATCTAGTCGGCGAGCGTGGAGCTGAATTATTTACGCCATCACAAAGCGGCACAGTCACGCCGAATAATCGTCTTGGTGGAAACACAATCATCAATTTGAACGTCTCTGGTGCTATTGATTCAGAAGGCACTGCTCGAACTATCATTAACACACTTAATAATTCATTCTTCCGGGGTACTGGCGGCGCGTCGAATCTACAAACAACATGAGCATCTTTAATCCAGTATGGAAAGTCATTATCGGCGGTGTTCAATATCAGACGGCCATCTTGTCCAATCTGACTATTACATCCGGGCGAACTAATATCTATGAGCAAGCTCAAGCCGGATACACCAACATTGAACTTATCAATTTAGATCAATCAAATGTGACTATTGGAATCAATGATTCATTGACCATCGAGCTGCAAGATTCAACAGCTACATTCATTCCCATCTTTGGCGGTTCAGTTGTGGATGTGGCCATTTCAGTGGCCGAATTGGGCAACGTGGACTATGCCCAGAGGGTAAAGATTATCGCTGTGGGAGCATTGGCTAGATTGCCAAAGGCTTTGACAGATGGCGTTTTGACGCAAGATTTTGATGGCGACCAGATTTTGACAATTCTTTCAGAATTATTGCTGAATCAATGGAATGAAGTACCAGCTGCTATTCAATGGAACACTTACGATCCCACAACTCAGTGGCAAGATGCAGAAAATACTGGATTGGGTGAGATTGATACTCCAGGCAATTATGAGCTCGCACAAAGAGCGTCAGAACGAACAGATATTTATTCGCTTGTCTCAGCTTTGGCCACATCAGGATTGGGTTACATCAGCGAATCCTCAACCGGACAAATTGAGTATGCCGACAGCACTCACAGATCAAGTTATTTGGCAGCTAATGGCTATGTCAATCTATCCGCAAATGATGCTCAAGGCTCTGGACTGACCATCCAGCAACGTGCCGGCGATGTACGTAATCAGATAACTCTCAAATATGGCACAAACTCAAGCAATGAAGTCAGTGCAACAGATGCCACATCAGTAACCGAGTATGGCCAACTTGCCCAGATATTTACGACCACAGTCAAACACACAGTCGATGCCACAGACCAGGCAGATTTCTATTTGACACTCCGGGCTTATCCGCAATACAACTTCAATCAAATCACTTATCAGCTGACAAATCCAGAAATTGACGATGGCGACCGAGATTCTTTAATTAACGTATTCATGGGAATGCCGCTGGCAATTGCCGATTTGCCGCTCAATATGTCCTCAGGAACCTATTTGGGCTTTGTCGAAGGCTGGACGTTCCAAGCTGCATACAACGAAATTAGCGTCTCAATTAATCTTTCGCCATTGGCATATTCTTTGCAAGCTATGCAGTGGCAAGATGTAAGTGTCGCTGAGGCTTGGAATACAATTTCTGGCATACTTGACTGGGAACACGCCTTAGTCGTAGCTTAAGGAGAAAAAATGAGCAATCCAACAACCCCATTCAGCTGGCAAATGCCGACGGCCACTGATTTGGTTACTGATTTGCCGGCAGACTTTGAGGTCTTTGGTCAAGCTGTTGCCACATCAATGGCTGATTTATTAGGCGGCGCATCGGGTTACATTCTTTCAAAAAATTCAGCAACCGACATGGACTTTGTGTGGATTGCTAACGATCAAGGTGACATCACCGGAATCACAGCCACATCTCCTTTAACAGGCGGCGGCAGCACCGGCGCAGTAACAGTGGGAATTCAAGATGCAACGACTGCTCAAAAAGGAGCAGTGCAACTTGAAAACTCAGTAGTAAGCACATCGACGACCACAGCTGCCGTTCCAGCAAATGTCAAAACTGCCAATGATTTAGCTGCTGCTGCGATTCCAAAATCAACAGTCACAACCAATGGCGATTTGATTTATGGCACAGGCGCGGGAACAGTAAGCCGAATCGGTATTGGCACAACTGGTCAAGCTCTTTTAGTAACCGGTGGAGTCCCAGCTTGGGGAACAGTTAGCGCAGGTTCAAATTGGTCATTATTAGGTTCAGCCGCATTAACGGCTGCATCAACCATAACAATTTCAAGCATTTCTGGAAAAAATCAACTTTTAATTCTTGTATCGTCAGCATCAACTACTGCGGGTTCAGAAGGTGTAAGTTTGAGATTTAATGCCGACGCTGGGTCTAATTATTACAGATACGGCCCAACTTATGTTTCAGGTTCAACTTATTCAACTAACAATTTAAACAATAATTTTGGTGCAAGTACTGGTTTGAAAATTGGTGATATGGCAAGTAGTGCAGCATCCGTAGTAAGTGGATATGCTTTAATTGATGGATGCAATACATCAGGTGTAAAAGCCTTCACTTATGCTGGTTCTGGTTCGCCATCAAGTAGTGGTGTTGCTTTTTGGGGCGGCGGTTATTATGACTCAGCAAGCACGATTTCTTCCGTAAGTATAGTTTCCGGGGCAAATTTTGATGTCGGAAACATCTATGTTTATTCAAGCGTTAATTAAGGAGAAATCATGTTAATGACAGAGAAAAACCTCAACGTCCAAACAGGTGAAGAAACAATCACTCAACGTGAAGAAACTGCCGATGAAAAGAAAGCTCGTCTTGCTTACGAAACACTCAAGGCAGAAGCCGAAGCTGAACAAATTAAAAATCAGCAAGCCAAACAGGTAATTCTTGATCGTCTTGGATTAACTGCTGAAGAAGCGAAGATTCTGGTTTCTTAATGATTCAAAGTCATAACGGATGGAAAGCGTCGAAAGATGCAGCTGAAATCCATATCATCAGCGTTCCCATCGAGGGAACAAAGGTCAAGGTGCGATGTGCAAAAGCCGTCGCGCCATTGATTGCTGGATTCTGCAAAGAATTTCATGAGTTAATTGAACCCATTGATGAAGGTCAGCTCGATGATTGGGGTTATGCGTTCCGCATGGTACGCGGCTCGACTGACACTTTGAGCAATCACAGCTCTGGCACTGCCATCGATCTAAACGCTACGCAACACCCACTGGGCAAATCTGGCACATTCCCAGCTGAGAAGGTTCCAATGATTAGAGCTTTGGCTAAGAAATACGGCCTCAAATGGGGTGGAGATTATCGAAACCGAAAAGATGAGATGCACTTCGAAATCGAATTGAGTGAAGCGAAAGTC